ATTTTTGTTTAGCTGTAGCTGTCGATCTTAACGACGCTCAGAAGAAAATAAATGATGCTCATGATGTTTTAGTTAATATCATTGGACGAATTAATCAATATTCAAAACAAAATAATCTCATTGCACATTTACCATTAATTGGCACTCAGTTATTTAGAAACCCAATAGGTTGTTTCGTTAGTGCTTATAGGTCTTGTAACCCTACCAATATTTCATTGTGCTTTTTAAACATAGAAGAACAGACGATGTATTACAATTCACTTGCTTGCAAATGTTTTGTTGCACCTTACGTCAACTACGCTATACCAATGGATATAAATCCTTATTTTGGAGGTGTTTATGATCATACTAAATGCGGCTTTTCAGCTGCAAATTTAGCACTTTTAAATAATCCACGAGCACCAAACAACGAAACCAACAACGTTGTTCTAAATAACGCAACTGGCGACTTTATACTGCCAGAATTACCACACAATCCTGTCGTTTCTACTAATACAAACCCAACTTTAACAGAAACTGTCATTGAGGAAGAAGTTGTCCAAGAACGAGAGTTTTTAAGTCTGGATAACATTCCTGATAAAAGAAAAGAATTTAAGCTGAAAATGAGAGAATTAGCTTATGAGGCAATGGTTAGATTTAAATCTAAAGAAAACCGATCACTTCTTATCAATGACACTGAAACTGTATTAGAAGAAAAACCACCAATTAAACCAACCAACACAAACGTTTTAGTTGAAGAACCAGTTGTTAAACCTGAAGACGCACCACGACCTCAAGTCGTCGACAAACCTGACATCATGAAAGAATTTGGTAAAAGCTATCTTCGTCGTGATGTTGGAATTAACATAAACACCGCTGATTCTGATGTTGAGAAATATGAAGCAGAAATCAATAGAAAACGAATTCGTGAAGCGGATGGCACCTTACATTCTATTCGTGATATGCAACGCATTTTCACTAGATTGTGCGATGCCGTACGCAAGTTACCATTCGAACAAACTAAAGATTGTGCCATAGCTCATCACAACAGTCGTTTCCCATCTTTTAAGTACGATGAAACATCAATTAATGTGTTGACTAATTACTTTGGCTTCGATAAACGTATTTGTATCGTCCCACGTAAAAATTTGAATATTAGGCACAAAAATTTTGGTTACTATAGACCTAAAGAATTCAGAAATGTTTTCTCACCTAACAATTGTCTTATTGAAGCCATATACTTATCTGCAGGTATTAACATGCCAATTAGTGAGTATTACGCACTTTTAGC